CGAAGCATTTATGGAAGAAAAAAATGAAGCGATGATGGTGCGGGAACCCTGGCTTGAGATAATTAATAAACAAGGGAACTAAAATCCTAGAATGTTAACTATTATCAAGCCTAGCGTAAGGTTAACACAATCCGATAACGTGCGGGCTAGATTTAACTCAAATAATCGTCATTCATTACGATATTACTGTGTATTTCTTGACAGTTTCTTTACAAACACCATAAAGCCACACTACCCGCTTGCATACGTTTAAAAGGATAACGCCATTCCAATTCAATCAGCCCTATAAACAAAAAGATACTACTTTACTTGACAATATCATCTTTACATTTAATTTACAAACCATTGATTTGCATAATATTTAAATTGAGTGATATTTGCACACAACGATGTCAAGGCGTTTCATCTTTTGAAATGCCGTGATTTTTTTTGGTTCGGTCACGCTGCTCTGTAGCGGGTCGGGTCGTAGTTTTCGCCTTTCTTGTGGACGTGGTAGGCGATGACGGCAAGTTTGCGCATGATGGCCGAAAGGATGACCTTTTTGGGTTTGTTCTTGGCTTCAAGGCGGGCGATGAAGGCGGGGAATGCCTTTATCCGATAGGCGACCATGGCGGGCATGAATAGCATGGCGCGTAGTCTTCGGTTGCCGTACTTGGTCAGGCTTGGTTTGCCTCTTACCGATGTGCCTGAATCTTTGATTTGCGGTGTTAATCCGGCGAACGCTGCAAACTTGTTTGATGTTTGGAAATCCGCTCCTGAAAGGTAGTTCAGCAGCATGACGGCGGTCAGCCTGCCGATGGCGGGTATTGTGGCCAGTCTGTCGGTTTGTGCTTTCAATGCGGGTTGCTTCGTGAGTTTCTCCAGTTCTTTTTTGACTGCCTTTATTTGCTTTTGCAGATGCCTAATGTTGCTTTGGCAGATTTTGACGACAAAGGTGTCTTTGGCGGCTTCGAGTCTGTTTTTCTGGGCGGTGCTGTCTGCGGTCAGTTGGGCATAGAGAGCGGAGAGCCGTTTGAGTTTGTAGCCGTCGTCTATGATTGGTTTTCGGATCACAAGGTCTTGGGCTTTGGCCGTCTGACAGTATTCGGCTATGAGTTTGGCGTCTTGTTTGTCTGTTTTGGTTCGGGCAAATCTGCTTTCGGCGTATTTGCTGATTTTCAGCGGGTTGACGACTGATACTTTGTACAGGCTGCCTATGTAGTCGGCGATGCCTTCGTAGTAGTTGCCCGTGGCTTCCATGCAGATATGCGCGTCAGGACAGTTCAGTTTTTCCAGCCAGTCTTTAAACTGCTCAAATCCTTTGCTGTCGTTGTCAAACTTGGCGGACTTTTCGATACCGCCAATGATGGCGGTTGCGTCAAAGGTTGTCTTTGATATGTCTAGCCCTACGGCGTTTCGCATAGATTACCCTTACTTATTCAGAATCTCGGTTCTTTGATACTACTCAATTTCACAAACAAAAAAGCCGTCCGCCTAATCTTTTTGACAGCCTTTGGGCTTGGTCGTTGTCAGGCTGGACGGCTTCGGCTCAGGGTAGCTAATCCTTTGCCGAGTTTCAGTATAGCATTAAGTTTGCCTTCGGCGACCCTTCGGGGACGTTCGCCACGTGGCAGGCGGGCAGGAAATAAAACCCTTCCTGCCCACCTACCACAAGCGTGCTTTTGTGCTTTAAAGAGTAAAGGGGGTATTCATAAAGATTGGGCAAAAATCACGCCCAATCTTTACAAACCTTCCCCCTTGACTCTTTAAATCCCAATTCCTTAAAAATAAAGGCCGTCTGGATTTCAGACGACCTTTCTGTCATGGTGAACCGACGACCCCGCCGCGTTGTGCAAACTGTTGCCCTGCTTCGACGTAGCCGTCATACATGAGGTTTTGGGGACTTTGCCCACCCATCGTAAGGACTTGTCCTTTTTCAGGCTCATAGGCGGTCTGCGGGGCTGTTTGTGGCTGTTGAACGGTTTGCTGCTCGTCCTTATACGGGTTAAACGGCAAGCCGTTTTTTGCGTAGTCTTTGCACATGGCTTTTGTGATTTCTTTCAGCGGTGTACCTTGCGATGAATAGCAGGTACATCCGCTTTTGCCGCCATCGACACAGCCGACAGGGTACTCAAATGTTTTGACTTGGCGGACACTGTTGTAGATTGGTTTGCTTTCGGGCTTTTCGGCGAGCGTAGGGACGAAGTCTTCAGGTTTTAAGTTTTGGCCTATATCAGCAGGAGCAGCGGTATTTTTGGATTCAGACGCACCATCTATGTCAGACGCGGCAGTTGTTGCCGTCTTTTGTTGCTCGTCCGCGCTGAATCGTTTGCTCATGTTGTTTATCGTGTAAAGCGTGAAACCTATCAAAAGCGGTATAAACAAAACGACGAATATCAGGCTTTTTGGTATGCGACGCTTTGGCTTGGTGTGTACTTCGGCGGATTTATACATACCGAAAGACTTTTTAGGCACGACAAACGTCCGCTCAATGGCTTTGGCAATATTAACGCTGCTATCGGGCTGGTCGACGCATTCGTTCCACTCGTAGAGTTTGCGCCCGACAGGCTTTATAGAAACGTGCATATGACGTTGAACGAGCCGGCGGACGAAACTGTCAAGGAAGCTAGGATGTTGGGTTATCAACACGATGTCTAAACCGTGATGGCGGTGTGTTGCCAATGCTTCGATGAATGGCGGTACTTTTGAAGCGGCGGAACGTGTACCCATCAGCCTTTGTGCTTCGTCTATGATGACGAGCGAGCCATAAGGAAGGAAGTCTTGAAACGGCTGGGATTTGATTTGCTCGTCTGAAAGTTCTTCGTGTTCTATTTTAAGCTCGGGAATGCCGTTGACAAAGAGCGGGCGTTTTTTCTTGACGCCATCTTTATCGGTAAAGTGGGTGTAGCTTTCGTCGGTCATCAACATATTGACGACGGAACTGGTCTTTCCGCTGCCCGGAACGCCTGTTTGCAGAATAATCATTTATCTTTACCCCCAGGAATGAACGACAATTTGCTTATGCTTTGCATAGCGACATTAAAGGCGAATGCACCGAATATCAAACCTAATGCGTGTCCGAAACCTGCCATCACGATGATTTGTAGGATATCGGACGGCATGGAATTGAATTGATTGCTGATGTAGTCTTTGACGAATCCTAGACCGACGGTAAAGCCCGTAAAGGTTACGAAACTGATTCCGATAGCTATAAATACTTTTACGACGATATAAGTCAACAACCTTTGTAATATGGCGAAAAACGCGGCTTGCATGCTTTAGTCCTTTCTGCTTGAAAACATGATAAATGCGGCTGCAACCGCAGCTATACCGATAACAAGGAAACGTATCATTTCGGCAAAACGGCAAATCAGGTCATATTTGAATTCCATGGTTATGCCTAAATATGTGGCCGTTCGGGGAGCGGGGCAAACGCCGTTATCAGGCAGGAAGAAATCCGGGCTAAAGGTCGTTTCGTTTTGGGTATGCGGTATTTTGAATGGTTCTTCCTGTTCTTCTATATTGCCTTTTTCGGCACAGGCTAGGATATTGGGGAACACTTCGCACAGTAAACCACCACTTTCCTTAGGCTTGTCATCCTCTTTGGGCTTATCGTCGGGTTTAGGGTCGTCTTTGCCTTCGGGTGTGCTGTTTGGATCAGGTTTGTCTTTGCCGCTAGGACTGCCGTCAGGGTCTGGCTTTGTTTTATCGGACGGACTGCCGTCAGGCGTTGGGTCGGGTTGCGAACCTGGACTGCCGTCAGGATTGGGGTCGGGTTGTGAACCTGGCTTGCCATTTTCGCCCGGTGTAGGGGTTGGTTTGGTTTTGGGAGCGGCGGGGCTGCCCGGTGTGAGGTCGGGGCGCGGTGTTGTGGTGACGGTTGCGGTTGTGTTGCCGTCTGATGTTGTGAAGCTGATGGTTATCTGAAATGGTCTGCCGTCTTGCCCTGTTGCGGGGCCAAGTGTGATGACTGTTCCGTTAGGCACGGTCGGTGTGCTTACTGATGCACCCGGAATGCTGCCGTCTTGGTTCGCGGTTGCATTTACATAGGGCGTAGGATTTCGGTCTGCATTCGGACCGACAATTCTGTCAAATTCTGATTGAGAAATAGGCTGTTTCTTATTTGGCTCAATACGCCAAAATGCCTTAATAGAAAAGCCATAAGCTGTTATAGCACGACAACCACCATTGCTATCAGACCCTTTGTACTCTTTAGCTATATGACCTTCATAGCCCTGACTTTTTGCATAATCATCAACGTTTTTTGAAGCTCTATCACATAATCCGTCTAACGTTGATTTATAGCTCGTATAACCATAATCGTAAGAATCTTTAGATAATCCAAAACGTGCTAATTCAAATTTGTTTTTACCGTAGTCACGTTCGTCATTAGGCGTAATAACGATTACGTATTCTTTATCGGTTACAAAATCGCCTAAAGTCACATCGTATTTATAACCTTCATCCGCAAGCATTTGCTCGACAAGATAGAAAGCGGCTGTCGAGACTGCAAAACCGACAGGACCGCCGCCGACCCTTGCGAATTTGCCGCCGATTTTTGCTTTGGAGAGCAGGTTTCTTAGGACGGTTGAACGGGATACATTTTGTTCTATGGTTACGGGGACTGTTGAGGCAGAGCGTAGGCCCGTTGATGTTTCTAGAACTGTTGCTGATGTTGTTGTGGATGAACTGTATGTGTTGAGATTGATTTTGGAAAAAAGACGTCTTTCTAAATCGCTTTTATATTCAGTTTCTAATACAACTTTTGAGTTAACTTGAAAGCTTTGTGCATTCGATAGACCACTCATAAAAAGCGCATTCGCTGTTAAAAAAGATAAAATTAAAATCTTCTTTTTCATTATTTTCGACCAATGACATTACATCGGTTAAAACCAAAATAGAATCATCAGGGAAACTCCATCTCCAATAAATTCCATTAGCCTTATTTTCAAAGTGGCATAAAGTGCAAAAAAGCTCAAATCCCTTTAATTCGGCTTCTTTACACATTAGAACCATAATTTCAGCCATCTTTAAGCCATAAAACTTACAGTTTTTGTCCGACTTCAAATTAAAAATAGATTCGCTAAATGACATAATAAAATCCTAACTTTCGTAACGGTTGCAGAAAGTCGGGATTATATGCTTATTCATTAAAACGAACCATAACCACTTGCTATCATGTCTTCGACCGTA